ATGAAAGTTATAGAATACGGGAATATGCTCATCATATAGATGGTATTTCATCTAGGTGTGTTGAACGAAGTTGGGAGATATGCCCAGATTGCTTAAGTAAGTTAGTGGCATTTATGGATAACAATGGGTGAAATGATGAAACTAAGATATTGGAGTTTAGCAATAACGTCAGGATGGATACTTCGGTGATAAATGGGAGTGTTAATTAGATTTATAGGGAAGATGATAAAATGATAGAATCAAAAGTGTGTCAAAAGTGTAATCAACTAAAACATCTTACCGAATTTTATAAATACGAATCAAGTGGGAACACATATACATATTGGTGTAAGGATTGCATAGAACATTACATAAAAACTAAATCAGTAGGTGCAAACTAAAATGATAACTTCAAAACAAGCCGCAAATAGATTAGTATGTGCAATACGTGGACATGACTTTGCTGGTGGAATACTTCACATAGGCCATGGTTCCTTCTTTGCATGTAAAAGGTGTGATAGGCTTTACTATAATGATAAGCAACGTAAATGTAAAGTTATCGAATGGAAGTGAATAAATGAAATGTAAAAAGTGGAACGAGAAATGGAAATGTATAAAATGTGGAACATATGAAAAGGTGGTTAAATGATGAGAACATATAAGGATATAAAGAAGATAAAGACATGGTTTACAGATGAACCTACTAAAACTTGGAATAATGTAAAATCAGATGATGTAATAGAATTGGTTAAAGAACATATAAAACATTTGGAAAAAGAATCAGGTGAGTATTTAACAGATCATCCACATGGTTATTGGCAAGCACAAGCAATTAGGGAAATATTTAATTTAAAGGATTGGTATTGTGATGAGTAAAACAAAAGAAGAAATAATAACTAATAAGTTTTTAAAGACAGCTAAAGCCTTGGGGTGAGTATCTTATATGCAAAAGATGTTTAAAAGAAAGGGAGTGATATAAAAATGACAAAAGGAACACCAAAACGTAATGGAAGCGGAAAAGGAAGAAGAGCAAATAGAGGTCGTGGTAATTGCAAACCAACACGACCACAGGGAAAAGGTAGAAGTAAATGATAGTCCCAATCTGCCCTATTTGTGGCATGAAAATGTACTTCGCTAGAGACATAGAGTTGTCCACAAGTTCAACTTTAATAAAGCGATACATGTGCGTAAACTGTCCACACGTAGAGGACATAATTGTATTCATAAAAGACAAGATACAGTTTATGTCCTAATCTTTTTTTTTTATTTAACACCAAACATGAGTTTTAACGCTATTTTAACACACACTTAGAGGTCATTGCTCGCCACCTTTTTGCTCTGCTCGTGGCATTTTTATTCAACTTGCATTATATATCTCATAGTGTGGGGTCGTGCGGTTCATTTTTATATACTGTAACACATAATAGTATGTCCTGTCACTTGTGTTGCACACATCATTATTATACAGTACACAATATAAAATGTGCGATACGTAACATGTGTTGTTATATATTAATAGTTAGATATAAGTGAACTACACTGTGCAATGGTGCGATACCGCACTGTGCAATGGTGCGAAACCGAACCGTGCAATGTAGAACCGTGCATGTACGGTATAAAACATAAGTGTATGGTGGGACACACATTCTATATATCCAATACAATATATAATACACATCGTATACATATCATTATTATTCACATACCATGTGCTAGTATGTCAGTACGACAGTATGCCAGTGTGGTACTGTTGCACCATAAGTATATATAGCATGAGCCACATAATGTACAGTATGATAAAAGAAACCGAGCCAGTAAATAAAGCAGTTGTTCTATATACAATAGATACAGAGTATAAAGTAGGTATTAAGATAATTACTGAATCTGAATTTATTAAGATGGTGAGGGGTGCTTAAATGATAACAGATTTGCAGATAGCTAAGGAATGGTTAAATAAAGCTATAGATGATAAAAATAGTGAATCGGCAATACGTGAATACATACGTTTTATGGATAATTTGTTGCCCTGGAATAGAGAAGCAATATTATTGAACCCAGATATAACTAAACTAATAGATATTATAAATGGGAGGCTATAAACATGAGTACCTATACAGAAGTTTTTGGTATGTATTACCTAAGTAGGTTTATAGATGAAGATCATGGTAGGGTACTACGTTTTAACGGTTCTTTATTCGTACAGTCTGATTATTTAGAGGAGATGTAAGTATGTCTATAAACTACTTAGTCACTGGTAGCCATAACCCCAAACAACAATTAAGGATACATGCACTTAACTTAATACTTATGGGTATACTATTTGTTGGGGGTATTTAATATGTCAATAGAGTACATTAAAAACGATATTAAAAGCTTAATATCTGATATACAAATACTGAATAACTTACACGGTAACGAATTAAACTATAAAGATTTGATTAAAGTACAACTGAGCTTACAAAAACCAGTTAAGATTATTAAAGGAGTCGTTTAAAAATGTCCGTAGATATTAACATATCAATAAAAAAGTATACTCAAGATTTAAGCAGTTGTACATATGACGGTACCGAAATACAACTAGGATATGAATTTATACAAGCACAAAAAATCTTATCAGATAAGGATTTTAATCTTTTTTTATCTGATACAATAACACACGAGTTTTTACATGCTATCATTATGAGAGAGTTTGATTCAACGACATCTAAGTTATTCGATACCGTAGAACATTTATTAAATAACCACAAGTTAAAAGAGAAAGTGTTTAAATCAATACGATCATGTAACATTGAACTCTCACCTATAACATGGAATACAAGCATAATAAAGTATGGTTTTAAAGATTTTTTAAATGACTATCATATAAGTACAAACGACATTATACAAGCGTACTTAATTTGCAATGGGGTATAATACCATGAATGATATAATTAATAAGCTAATATCACTATCTAAAATATTTAAAGATGGTTATACAGTAGAACTTAATAACGGTACAATAAACCAATACTCAAGTACAGATAAACCATATATTGTAAGCTATCTCACGTTAATAGAAGTTAGACAAGACAAGACTCTATATAACAATATTCAACGTATACCCAATAACTGTATAATAGGTGCTTGGTTAGATACCGATACAAACATATACTATATAGAACTTAATAAGGTCTTTAAAAGTAAACGATATGCATTAAAGATAGCTAAAAAGTTTAGTCAAAAAGCTATATATGATAATAAGCATGGGGTCGTTATATGGACATAAGATCATGGTCACGTAAGAATAAAGTACCTTCTATTACATTCTTAACTGATAAAACCCTACAGTATATTAAACATAAAGATTGGTACTTAAACAGTAATAAGCTAATTAAACAACACTATCCTAAGGATTTTAGTATGTTTATTGATATACTTAGTATAACCTCACCATTAACAAACGTGAGATTAAACCTTATCAATACAATAAAAACGGTCGACCTTATAAAGTACGGTAGACAAAACAATATTGTTTATGGTCTTGCAAATAAGCGTACACGTGCAAACTTAGATAGGTACACTAAGACAAAACAATTTAGCGGACAAAAAATTAACAACTTCGCAGGTAGTCTTAAGCTTAAGAGTGGCTCTGTATGTATTGATACATGGGTGCTTAAAGCATTCAACTTAAAACGTAGATCGCCAACAAAGTACGATATACAGTATATAACAGAGATCATTAAGACTATAGCGGACAAACTAAACATAAAGACATACGAAGTACAGGCGTGCTTATGGGTATACGCTAAGACTGAATTTAACAACACAAAGTTTAAAGAATCGAATGACTTTAGTTATTACCTTAATCAGTACTTCCAACAAAAAGATTTAAATGTATGGGTGAAATAATGACAAACAAAACAAATAAGGTCGCTTCCGCTACAGAAGTAAAACGTAGTAATGCAGGTGATTAAATGATAGTATTTACACTAAACAAAACATACTCTGTTGTATGTGAAGTTAGCAGCACAAGAAACGGATTTAAGCACACAGCTACGCTATATAGGAACGGTATAAAAATCGATATAACAAAGGTAAACTACCTTAACAGGACATGGGAATGTTTCCCGTATGAAAGTGTACTATTGCAGATGATAGACCAAACGGTATACTTAATGGATAAAGAGAAGAGAAGGTTTATAAACAAAATAAAGGTGATGAGATAATGAATGACTACGAGAATGAGGACAAAATGTTAGAGGCTGGTAGAGATCGTGACCACAAAAAGAAGTACAAAAATGTACCAAAGGAAATAATAATACACATGTTTATTTAGGTGGGTGGACAAAAATGATGGACAAAATAGACTTAATAATGGCATTTGAGGATGGCACACTAACTGACAAACAGATCATAGACTTATTTGCTATGCTAATAAAGGATGGCTCTGCATGGACTTTGCAGGGGTCTTATGGTCGTATGGCTACACAGCTAATTAAAGCAGGGTATATTGACAAACATGGTAATATAATTATATACAGACAAACAAAGTTGGGTGAATAAAATGGCAAAACAAAAAGCTAAGATATAAGAATAACATGCAGATGCTAAACACAAAAGAATGGACAAATCAATTTAAGGTAGGCATAAAGAAACCTACAGCAAACACTTAAGTAGTATTGTGTATTGCTTAGTATGTTAAATGTTGACATGAAATACCGAAAGTGATATAAAGTAGGAACAACAAATAGATAGTGAGGTAATAAAAATGAGTAAAGAAAGCGAATTAAAAAAAGTTATTAAAAAAGCAGAACAAACAATATATGTTGAACATCAAAAAGCTAGTGGTTTAAAAATTGGAGACAAAGTGAGGATATTGAGAAAAGCAAAAGATTATGAGAACGGATGGGATAATTCTTGGGCACACACAATGAATCGTAGTATTGGACAAATTGATACAATTATCAGTGTGCATGATAATACTGGTATACAGTTAAAATCAGATGGCTATGATTACCCATTTTTTGTATTGAGAAAAGTACAACTTGAACCAACAAAAGTTCTCCTTAATGGCAAATGGGTGAAATCAATGAATAGTATAAAAGATATAAACGATTATGAATACCTAGACCATGATGACAAATATAATTATTCGTTCCATAGTTCTATGTTGTACAGACAAAAAAGGTGGTAAAAATGAGACGGGCAATAGTCAAAAGATTTAACTTCGATTATGAATATTATGATTCTGATTTATTAAATGAACGTATGTTACATATTAAAATATTTACCGAAGGACTAATGCAGGTAGATTTATGGTTAGATAAATCAGATCAGGAGAAACTACGTGATTTTTTAAATAATGGTGGTAAAAATGAGTAAAGAACGCGAATTAAAAAAAGTTATTAAAAAAGCAGAACAAACAATATATGTTGAACACCAAAAGGCAAGTGGTCTAAAAGTTGGAGACAAAGTAAAGATACTAAGAAAAGCGGAGAGCTACAAAAACGGATGGATTAACTCTTGGATAGATGTAATGGATGTTATGATTGGACAAACTGCTACAATTTCTTCAATAAGAAGTGGTGGTATAGGTTTAAAATCAGGCTATAGCTATCCATTCTTTGTACTGGAAAAAGTAGAACCAAAACCAAAACCAAACCCATTTCAATTTCTTGATGCTGATGCAACGTGGGTCGAATCTATTAATGGTGCTAGGTGGGTCAAACAGTACAAAAAGCTAGGTTATGATAGTGAGTACAAATACTTTGAGTTCACTGGCAGACTATACAGACAAAAGATAGTGAGGTAATAAAAATGATGATTGTAGGTTTACTAAACACGGAAGCTGAAGCAGAGGAGATCAAGTTTATATCAAAGGTACTCATGGTTTCAATACGCACAAAGGAACTCATCAAAGAGCACAAAATAAAAGGAGACATGTAGACATGGAAAGTGAGAACGCAATAAAGGTGCAGTGTCCACAGTATCATATAAAGTATCAGGCAAATCAATGCGGTGGCTTACTGGCATTCATCACACGTAGAGGGTTCAACTCACAGTACAAGTGTACTAGGTGTGGACAAATAGTTAACATAGTAGAGGGCATGTCAGCGAAGCAGATCGAGAACCTAGAAAGAATGAAAGACCAAGTATCAGGAGTTAGACACAGATGAACGATGTGTACCTATCATACAAGCCAATACATGAACACTTTAGGTTTCAAAGAGCACCATACTATAGACTACTCAGGTTTGTACTGTACTTCAAGAAAAACTTATGTGGATGCTACTGTTTTGCAGTTAAAAAGATAGCAATCAACACAAAGAACATCATTAAGTTCAACATGAACCCAGGTGAAACACTAGATCACGAAACGATGCACTATATACTACATAAGTACTTTGATATGCATACCAGCTACCAATGGGATAATATAGCAGATAGTGTACTTGAGTACATATGGATGGATTTATACGATACCGAGGCAAACTTGGGGGTTTTATAATTCCGAACAAAAACTATGTAAGAGGTCGTGCATTTGAATACAGGGTCAAGAAAGACCTAGAGAACAGAGGGTATATAGTTGTACGAAGTGCAGGTAGTAAGTCTTCATTTGATCTTGTTGCAATCAGCTTAAAGGTACAGTATCCAGATGTACTACTTGTGCAGTGTAAGTACGGTGCAAAGATAGGCAAAAAGGAACGTGAGAATTTACACGAGCTAAGTAAAACAGTATCAAAGAATATTATGGTAATTACTGCATGGGCTAAGCCAAACAAACCAATAGTATACTTTGATTCAAACAGTGAGGTAATAAAATGGTAACAACAAAACAAGTCAACACAATAGTTGATGCTGTTATAGAACGTGCATATATCGAAGGTGGTCCTAATTGCTATAATTCATATGTGAACATAGACAAAACGGATATAGAAGAACTAATACCAATAATTAAAAAAATATTAGGTGAATAGTATGGTAAAAGAAGTAAAAATATCAAAAACAGAGAAAGTTAAAAAAGCAATAGCAACACTGACTGATGTGACTATTAGCATGTCATCAGTTGAGTTGACACAAACAGCAGGTAATGAGGTCAGACCAAAGATTAAGGTCTACGACATTGACCCTGCAAAAGCAGAAAAAGAAGCAATAGCTATCATGGAACGATTGCAAAAAAGATTCAAGGTGAAGGGCTAGACATGATGTGTCCACAGTGTAAACGTCACATGTTCACAGGGTTCATGTGCAATACGACAGTGTGGATATGCATATGGTGTAAGGTGGCGATAGAAAAATGAAAGACAAGTACGATGAAGTAATACGATGCTCAAGATGTAGGCATGAGATCGAGGACAAAGATGATCTGCACATCAACTCCTATGGCATGGTGTACTGTACGAAGTGCCATAAGGTACAGGAGTTCAAAGAGTACAGTACTATAGAGAGTATGATACTAGGACAAAGAAAAAAGTTTAACATACCAGATGATAATAGCAATGGAGAGTATTAAAATGAAAGCAAATAAAAAAGCAGTAGATCACAGTAACTTTTGGAGTTTAAAGATTGTACACGGTATGATGATGGCTAAGCCAAAGGTTAACGCAAGTGAGATAAGAAAATCACATCAAAAAAAGAAAGATAGACTACGTGCTGAGAGACAAAAGATCAACATGAAAAAATACGCAATAGGGTTGTTAAAACCAACAAAGAAAGCAAAGAAAGACATGATAAAGTACGGTCTTGACTTAGCCAAATGGTGGAATGAACAGCATGCTTAGTATATCATCCTTTACGACACCAACACTAAACAGTGACCCTACGGTAAACACTCTAGTTGGAGTGTTGCTGTTTGTACTCTGTGTTGGTATAGTAATGTGGTATGCTAGTAGAGTATGGAGTGAATGATGATGGATAGAATGTACTGTTTAACCTGCAAGCAACTGTTTTTTGATACAAGGGAGACACGTAGGAGACAAAAAACAATTACCTACGGTCAGTTCATGTTCAACCAACAGCGTGTAATGTGGGATGAGCCAGTACAGTTCAAAGGAAACAAAAGAGTGTTCATTATAAGCTGTCCATTCTGTAAGTCAATGCATACCGTTAACGCTACAGAGATCAAAGAAAGAACAGATAGTGTACGAACCAGTGGTCGTAATCAGTACAACAGACATCTTAAGAAGATAGACGATAGGGTACTGAGGGCACTAAAGCAAGCGAAGGTTTAAGTATTATTAACGACATAATTAGATATGGAGATAAAAAAATGAAACATCCTGAATTTAATAAGCTACTTAAAGAGATAATTGAACGAACAACAGGGGTACTATCAGCAAAAAGTGATGAGTACTCCACAGAATCCGACAAACTGCACAACTTTAAGCGTGCAGGTGCAATGTTGAACTGCTCACCAGAGAAGGCACTCGTTGGTATGTGGACAAAGCACATCATTAGTATACTGGACATTGTCGATGAAACAGAATACAAGTGTGGAACAGAGGTTGATTGTTTTCCAGGTTTTGACCCTGAAAAGTATATTGACAGGTTAGAAGAGAAAATAGGAGATGCAATCAACTACCTAATACTGCTTGAAGCACTAATTAAAGAGAGGTATAATAAATGAAAGTAGGTAAAGCAATAGTTTTATATCCACTTGGTCCATATAAGTCATGCACTATACGTGCTGATGACTGTGACAATTGGAAAGAGGCAAACGAAACACTCCATATGGAGTACATAAAAATGCGTGAGTACTTATCTGAGGCTGACCAACAAAGATTAGACAAAATGTTGAAGTAAGGGGATTATATTTCTTCTCCATTCCCCCATCTCTTCAACAATATTTGAGGTAATAAGTATGGCAAAAAATAAAGTAAAAGAAACTAAAAAGGCTGATGTAAAACAAGAAGTAGAGGTATACTGGAAAGTATACAACGACAAAACATTTCTTGCAATAAAAGTAACAAAGGGTTCAAAGACAATCACTATACTCAAAGAACCTAAGTATCTAAGGTCGATACGTGACCATATCCAAACTGTAGCTAAGTTTGGACTAAGAAAAAACTATATTTAGAGGTAATAAAAATGAGTAAATCAGGAAATAAAATAACAGCACTAAGAAAAAAAGTAGACATTAAAATAGAATCTGTCGATAATCTGATGAACCTGCTTGCTACATCGCAAGATGATGCAGGGGTACTGCTTTTACAGATACAAACAGAGCTTGATAAAGCAGAAGAGGATTTTAAGTCCGTTCAAGCAGGCTATAATGAGCTTAAAAATAGATGTTATCGAGTATCAAAGTTTGTTGACAAAGTATTGGAGGCATAAAAAATGACATATCAAGAACAAGAACAAAGCGGTAAGTTTATTGCTTGGGGTAAAAAAAAGGCAAAAGAAAACTCATATATTGTACTTGAGGACAAACCAGAAGAGTTCCTCATACTGAACATTAAACCATCAGACAAGTATGGTTATATATTTGAGTTACAATCAAAAAAATCTGAAGAGCCACTTATAGCAACAGGTAATGGAAATCTGCGTAGACTAATGGGATACGAACTTCAAACAAACGAAAAAGGAGACTTCATAAAGGACCAAGATGGTGTACCTATACTCAAAGAGAAACAGTCAGTTAAACTACCAGTGATAATAGGCAACAAAGTACGAATCACATTCCTTGGTATGGTAAAAGGAAAACGTGGTGAATCATACACATACAAGATCGAAGTAGATCGTGAGTAATTTTAGGGTTCATCCCCTAACTTTATTTTTGCGGGAGAAATATCAAGGGAGATATACTCCATATACAATGGGGAAGGACAGGTTCAATTCCTGTATCTCGCACTATGTACACAATAAAAGAAAAAGGAGTTGTATAATGACGGAATTGAAAGCACCAAAATTGAATCCAAAAAAACATTCTGGATATATAATATGCAGAAGGTTAAATAAAGTAATGTACATTTACAAGGAAGCATGGACAGAGGGTTCTTGCGGTTTCATATGTGACTGTGGAAGATGTACAAAACTTGATCCATTTTACCATGATACATTTTATAAAGGAGTGATGTTATGAACATACTAAACAAAATAGGAAATACTCCGCTTATGAACATAGACAATATTTACTTCAAGTTAGAGATGTTCAACCCAAGTGGAAGTATTAAGGATAGAGTAGCAAAAGCAATGATACTTGATTATGACAACAACAATAATTGCAATAGTCGTACTACAATAGTTGAAGCGACAAGTGGGAATACAGGTGTATCAATAGCTATGGTATGTGCAACACTTGGTTTAAAGTGCAAGATATGCACACCAATGAGTACAAGTAGGGTTAAAGTGGAGATGATGAAAGCATACGGTGCTAAGGTATACGATGTGTACGATACAATTACAGAGTGTGTTGACAGTGCGAAGGTGTGGTGTAGTGGTAAAAATCATCACTATCTTGACCAGTTTAATAACAAAAACAATCTAAAGGCACAAATCAACATGGCAAGTGAGGCATTTAATAGTCATGGTCGTATAACTGGATTTGATGCAATAGTAGCTGGTGTTGGAACAGGTGGAACACTTATGGGATTGCACAGTGTATTTCCTCACGCAGAGGTATTCACCATTCAAGTTCTTTACGATGAAAATATCGAGGGTATTTGTGATGGAGTTAAACTTTCTCTTATACCTAGAGGTTTGCAAATAAACAGTATCCTAGTCACCAAAGAAAAGGCTATTGAAACTGCAAGGTGGTTAGCACAAAAGCACGGTATACACTGTGGAATATCTAGCGGTGCAAACTACTATGCTTCAACTGTTATAAAAAATAAGTACAAAAGAATACTAACTGTATTACCTGATGATGGTAATAGGTATCTTTAAGGTGTAATATGAATGAAAAAACTACGATTAAAAATAGGAAACGATCAAAAAAATACTATTGGAATAATAGAGATAACGTGCTGCAAAAAATGAAAAAATATCAGCAAACACCAAATGGAATTAAATCAAAAAAACAATCAGACCATAAATATATTAGAACAGATAAAGCAAAAAGAAATAAACAGCTTTATAGACTGCATTTAAAAATAATAGCATTGCAAATCTATTCGGATGGTGCTATGATGTGTTCCAATTGTGGTCACGATGATATTGACTGTTTGGATTTGGATCATCTAAAAAATGATGGTTGTATCCTTAGAAAGGAACTTGGTTATCATAGAAGCATATACGAATGGGTAAAAAGTAAAAATTATCCACAAGATTTTCAAGTGTTGTGCCGAAACTGCAACTGGAAAAAATATCTTGAATCGAAAGGGGATCGTTACCTATGATACCAATAGCAGATATATTTGGAATGATGGCGATGACTTTCTTTCTCATTGCAACATTAAAACAATTTCATAAAATACATACAACTCATCACACAAAAGCAATAAGCATGACACATTACAAACTTAAAATATTAGCAATACTTTGCTCATTAATATGTTTTTCAATGACCAATTTGTTGCTATCATTTGCAGTTGTTAGTATTGAAATGATAGTAACTATAATGATATTACGTTTGTTGTTGAAATATAAGAGGTAATTAAATGAAAAGAAAATGCGAAATTAAAACCCTCTATTTAGCACATAATTTCCTAACTAGAAAAACATTAAGAAAATGGGAATTAAAGATAGAGGGCAAATACAACGTAAATTTGGATAATCCATTTTATGATAATCCAGATAGGGCAAGTGAAATGGAAACATTGGACAATTTGAAAGAAGGTGGCAGAAAACAACGTGACTATCTATCATCGAGAAGTTCATATGATATTGTCGAAGATGACCTAAAAAAGATTAGACAAAGTGATGGTATTGTAGCGTTTGCACATGATGTTAGAATAGGAACACCTATGGAGATATTTTATGCTGCTAGAGTGCTTAGAATACCCGTCTACGTCATCACAAAGAAATGGGCAGGGCATCCTTGGATAAAACAACACGCTAGAATTGTATTTACCAGCAGAAAAACATTAGAAAAATACTTTGCTAAACATTATGGGTTGAAAAAATGAACAAAGAAGAAATAAAAGATTTAATATCAAAAGAATTATTAATGCAGGTAGATTATAATTTCTTAGTTATAGATATGAGGAACAAAAAACCTTTAGTATTTAAAGCTTGGAGAGTTAAAGAATGAAACCACTAGAAAAAGTTAACCTATACCAACGAGCAATTAAATCGTGGGGTGTACTTGCACAGCTTGATATGGTTGTTGAAGAGTGCTCAGAGTTGATTAAAGCTATTCAGAAGGCAAAGCGTGCTAAGACAGATAAGCACCGTGCAATGACTGAAATACTTATAGCATATGAGGTTGTTGATGTTGAAATAATGTGCGAACAAATGCGACAGGTACTTAAGAACCAGCCGTTTGATAAGATGAAGAATGAAAAGCTTGAAAGACTAAAGAAAATGCTAGGTGACTACTAATGAAAATAATAGATGCAAAAAAAGAAGTTACCAGCATGAAAGATGATAAACTATACACTATTGGAATAGACTTAAAAGTACCAGAAGAACTCCTAACTAGAATATACGACAAGATACGGGAGTTATATGAAGAAACTGGTTATTATCCGCACCTACTAATTCTTAGTCAAGAGTACGCAATATGGTTCAAAGAACTTATAGATATTAACGAGTATATGAAACTAAGATACAATAGTATTGTATCATTCCAGGGACTAGAAATAAAAATAACACTCAAAGAGGATACAATAGAGGTCTACTAATGCCATACATACCAAAAGAGAAACGTGAAAGACTTGATTGGATTATAGACAATCTTGCTGCTGAACTTAAAACACTTGGAATTACTGGCAACCTAAACTATGTACTGTTTAGATTGGCAAAGAAGATGTGCAAAAGATACGGTGATTACGCTGCATTTGAGGGTGACTGTCAGCAGAGCTTGAAGGAAATATACAGGAGATTGGAAGTACCATATGAGGATACAAAGATAGTAGAGAATGGTGATGTGGAATGATAACAACAGCATGGTTGAACGGTATCACAATTACAGATAAGGATGCAAGAGTTACCATTGATTGCTATGGTATTAGCAACGGTACACTGCTGCTGATAGAATCTAAATCATATCAAGGAAATACAGAAATTATAAATGCATGGAGTTACGCTAATGCTTAGTCAAAAAATAAACTAAAAAAAGATAAGGCTCTTGGTTTACTTAAGTCATCTGTTCTATTTGAACATAGACTAATGAACTTTAAAATATGGTGTGATGTAAATGAAAAAATATACTAAAGAAGAACTAGAAGTAAGAATGGGTGTAACAGACTATGGTATTCATCAGTCAGCTAGAGTACATCCCGATGTAGTTATTGGAAAAAACGTAGTGATAGGTCCGAACTGTTCAATAGGGTTCGATGGTTTCAACTATAAGAGAGATGAGAATGGCACTGCTCACCTTAAAAAACATAAAGGGACTGTTGTTTTACATGATAATGTTGAGATACACAGCAACGTATGTATTGATCGAGGACTGTACGGTAACACAGTTATACGTAGGGGTGTTAAGATAGACAACTTGGTTCACGTTGCACATGATGTATTCATAGGGGAGAACACGCTTGTCGTTGCTGGTACTGTAATCGGTGGTAAGGTTAGCATTGGTAAGAATAACTTTATTGGCATCGGTGTTGGTATACGACCAAACGTAAAGATAGGTAACGGCAACCTGATAGGAATGAACAGCGTTGTCCTAAAGAACATTAAAAGCTATGAGATATGGGCTGGTACACCTGCAAAGTACCTAAGAAGAAACAAGTGGAACTTTGGTGATGAAAACTGAAAACAGTATTGATGATTAGAAATAACGATAAGCCTAGCTATGATCTTAGAATGGTTCTTCAAAAGAAAACACTAGAGGATGCAGGCTATGATGTGTATCAGTTGTTCATTCGATTCGAAGATGGGTTAAACATATGGTTATTACACAAAGATGATACAGTACACTATCACGAATCAGAGAATGACCTGATATCAAAAACAATGGGTGCTGCTACAAAAGTAAAGGTACTTGCACCACTTAGAAACATCCTAACCTTGTACTTGATGTACAAGTTCATAGTAAAAAATGTTCCAAAGATTGATGTCGTTCATGCACATAATCTTGATACCATGCCACTTGCCATAAGAATAAAATCAAAGTATCAGTGCAAGATAGTATACGACATGAGAGAAATGTACGCAGAGATGGCAGGTCGTGGGTTCAGTGATGTTGTTAAGGAGTACTATATGAAAAAAGAAAAGCAAATGCAGAAGTACGCAGATTGGATTTTTATAATGGAAAAAATAACACACGAGTGGGTTAGAAAGTTTAATAAGAAAACACCGATAAGCTTGGTTAGGAATAGCAGACCACTGATCTACAAAAAATATAAACAGTGTGATAATGATACAGAGCCACTTAATCTACTGTTTCTCGGTACAATATCACAACCACGGTATGTACTTGAAGCAATAGGTGTCGTAGAAAAGATGAACGGTCGTGTAAAATTTTACATAGGTGGGTGTCCACAAAGTGACCCGTACTATCATAGTGTTATAGCTGAGTGTAAGAAAGTAAAGCACTCCGAGTTCATAGGTCAAATCAACTGCATGTCTGTTGTTCCAATAACAAGACAGTGCGATGTTGTACTATGTATGCTAGACCCTGAACAGTACAATAATGGTCGTGCTATTGCCAATAAGCAACTCGAAGCTATGGTTGCAGGTAGACCAGTTATCACATCTAGGGGTAGCTATGCTGGTCGTGTTACAGTTCAAAACAACTGCGGTTTAGTTATTGAGCACTGTAGGGCTGGATTGCGTGTTGGACTAGAGTATCTACTGCAAGAACCAAAGCTTCGTGTGCAGTACGGAAAGAACGGACTTAAAGCAGCAAAAAAAGAGTACAATTGGGAGTTAGATGCAAAGCGAATGCTTGATGCATACAAGGAGTTATTAAAGTAATGGGAGTTGTTACATAATGGAAAAAAGAATAGTTGTAGGACATCGAGGAGAAATAGGTAGTGCAATCTTTAAAATATTCAAAGGTACTCTAGGGATAGAAGAGAATATATTTTTATCTACAGATGGTAATGAAGCTAAAGAAGCAGATCGAACAGTGATGCACGTTTGTATACCATATACTGATAAGTTTATAGACACGGTGGTAGACTACGTAATCGAATATGCACCAGACATTATAATTATACATACTACATGTGCTATAGGTACAACGAGAAAGCTCTATGCAATATTCTGTGATGCTGATATGAAGATAAAACGATGTACGGTAGTTCATGCATCAGTAAACTGTAGACACCCAAACACTGAAGCAGACATCAGAAAGTACGATATGTTTGTTGGTGCACTGAATGAAAAAGAGGGTAACGAAGCATGCGATTACATTGAACGATTTGGGGTAATCACATATTTGTGTGATACACCCGAATCATCAGAGTTCAACAAGATAGCAGGCACGGAGTACTGTAAGACGATGGTAAAGTTCTTTGGTACACTGAAAGAACTAGCAGACGGTGATGCAAAGCTAAACTGGAAAGAGAGCATTGCGTACTTTGAAAATCTAATGAGTAAATCAGATGGATGGAAAAGAGTATATCGTAGGGGTAATAGAATAGACACACCAATAAGCGGTAAGCACTGTCTTAACTCAAATAACCGTCTATGGCGAAAGTATATAACAGGTGAAAAATGATAGAAGAAATAGGTGCAGCCATTCTTGTACTAACACTAGCAATGGCATACTTTGCTATTGCATTCTACCTTTTTTGTAGAAAAATGGAGAAATAAAAATGAGATGTAAAAAGTGTACACTGACAGACGACATAGATGATGTTACACTAGATGATGATGGCATATGTAACTTCTGTAAAATATACGAAAACCTATGCAAGCAGTATCCAGGTGGTATGGAAGGATACGATGAACTTGTCAAAATGGGAGAAAAAATAAGAAAAAAACAACGAAAGAGTAACTACGATGTTGTCATAGGATACAGTGGTGGATGTGATTCTACGTACCTAATACACATGGCAAGCCTACTTGGACTACGAATACTAGCGGTCCACTATGATAACGGATGGAACGGTAAGATCGCAGAAGATAACATGAAAAAACTACACGAGCACATACCATTTGATGCAGTACACTGGAAATTTAATAAGAACCTTGTAAATGATATTAACAGAGCATTCTTATCCTCTGGTTCTCAAGACTGTGACATATCATACGACATGGCTGCAACAGCAGCAGTGTATGAGGTTGCCAATAAGTATAATGTGAAGTACATACTGAACGGTCACAACTTTAGAACAGAGGGTATATGTCCTCTATCATGGTGCTACATGGATGCAAGGTACATTAAAGATGTACATGAAAAATACGGTAGGATACCAAACGCAACAAAGAATATGCCTAACCTATGGTTACGTAAGTGGCTGTACTGGATTGTAATAAAAAGAATCAAGCACATTAGACCACTGTACCATGTTGACATTAAAAAAGAGACTATGATAAAGGTACTTAGTGATCTCTATGATTTTAAGTGGTACGGTGGACATCACCTAGACAATGAGTACACAGCGTTCCTTGGTAATGTAATGTTTCCACGTAAGTTTGAAACTGATCGAAGAAAAATTGAGTACGCTGCACTTGTACGTTCAGGTAACATGACAAGACAGAATGCAATAGCTGAACTAGAAAAAGAAGTACCAATCAATAAGAAACTGGTAAATAGAGTTGAAAATGAGTTACGAATCAATGTTAGCTCATTGATAACAGGTCACATAAAAACACACTATGATTTTAAGACATACCATAGATTTTTTAAAACATTCAGGTGGTTCTTTTGGATACTCAGTGCTTTTAAGCTAGTACCCTGGACTTTTTACAAAAAATACTGTAAATAGACCTAATCACTTAGAACGAACAGAAACACATCAAAGAAGCACATCAAGTATAACTGGATAGTTATCACCTGGGAGATAGGCATGTGCTTCCTTGATGCTTTAAATTGAACCTATTTTTCATTATTTGCTTAAAAACTGAATTAGCCTGCGATATAGGTCAATTATGCTGATTGTTATCAATCCAGAACATAATCCTAGTATTATGCTGATTGTTATCAATCCAGAACAGAATACTAGTGCGATAATACAACCAGCACACATTATTTCAACTCCTCGTTAGTAATCACCCTCAGTATGAAATTAACAGCACTCAATACTATGATTTGAGATTCAGGTGTTACAATGAATCCAAACTCACACTGAGCAATGATCGCACCGATAGCTATAACATTTATCCATAGTGTTTTTGACTTTATAAATTTTTTCATATCCTTTTGTCTCCCTTAAATTACAACTAATCTAATTACTATACCACAGAATAAGGCTAGCAAAACTTTAGTTGTTACTTCTAGCTTATCAATTCTACCGTTCTGTCTAATCATTGAGTTAACTAACCATAGGTTGAAGTCCTTGTTTGGTATACGTAATGAGGAGTTCCCATTACGTTCCTTAAATTCTTTTGCCAGCTTTGTTATTTCTTTAACTGCATCATCAATACTAAGCTTTCTTTTTGACATCGAGTATCTCCTTTGCTTTTGCTTTTTGTAGTTTTTTAAGTTCGGCATTAAATGCTTCTTGAATTTTAGCTCTAAGCAATCCAAGTACTAATCCACTTTGGATTGAGCACATTGCTTTGTTGTATAGTTCTTCATCTAAAGCCTTTACTTCTTCTGGTTTTATTTCTATTGTTACCATTCTTCTATCTCCTTATGTTTTCTTTTTAAATGCTTTTGTTGTACTACCATCAAGACGTATACGAATTGCACTTGCATCACCATCATCGGTGGCAACAAGCTTTACTCCTATAACATCAGTACCATCAAATACTTTTACTGGTGAGGTATTATCCTTTACGAGTTCTATGTCAGCAGTACCATCCCATACTTTTATACCAGCACTAACATCTACATCGGTACTCTGTGATTCTTCTGCACCCCATGTTAAAAAATTACCAGGATCAGACATTGAATTATATGATGTAGTTATCCAATTTGCACCAACATCAGCACCAATCAATTGAACCTCATCCATTATGCCTTCCCACGTTTGACCACCAATTGAATCACAACCAACGAAATTTCTATCAGTTGCACCTAATGAAAATGCAACATTATCAAGTTCATTTGCGGTTACTGCTGCATCGTCATCTTTATGAAGATATACTTTATCGTTTCTAACACTTCTAAATGCAAACAAGTGATAATTGCCATCCAACTCATCGTTACCTGTTCCTGGATATATTGTATTTGCTGATCTACGTACATACGCATTCAATTCATCTGGCGGATGTGATATAGGAAAGATTATCGTTGAAGCATAAGTATTCGCTTGTTTGAATATTTTTTTGCTTTCGGAAACACTTTTTGGTGTATCAACATAGGAAATAACTGTGATGTCATCTTCTGTGGTGAACCATCCAGAACCAGATGCACGTGAAAAACAATCATCAGTACCATTTAAATCAGCACCACGACCTAACTCACTATTTGCATAGCTTATTCCATTGTTTTCTGTTAAAGTTTTAGCGTTACTTGTACTATCCGTATTATCAACGAAGTGATAAACAGATATGTAATCTGCATTCCAAGTGTCGGTAGATGAGGGATCGGCAACAACACCTACTTTTCCATAATAAGCATAAATATATGTTGATGGGGGTGTACTACTTATTGATGGTATCTTAACCCAAAAACATAATTTACCATTTGTATTTGTATATAATTCAATCTCATGTTTGAGTAATGTATCTTCGGCAGAATTATAAAAAACTATATCGTAACCACTAGCAGATTTAACATGTCCACCATTCGCCTCATCGGCTAGATTTGCATCAGTCACACCCACAAAAACTGGGAAATCAACTTCATCTCCATCAACTTTTGCGTTTTCAAGGGTTATTTTCTTTTTATAACCGTAATTAACATCAGCCCAGATGTCTTTCACCCTTCCACTACTGGTTCTATGATAACTTCTTTAGGTTCTAATGCCTTACTGTTAACTCCACCACTATGTAAGAAAAATTCACCAGTTAATGTATTGATATATACACCTTTACCAGAAAACGTGGCTTCACCATCATCATTTTTATGGAAGATATTTAATCTAAAAAACTTCCACCCCAATGGCTTATCATCAGATATACTATCATCAAATTGTACATCTATTACAAATTCCTTTGACTTTATTTCTTCTAATATTTTTATTTTTGCTTCACTTATTTTACTCATTTTACATCATCTCCATCATATATATTTGTTTTATTATGTATATTAAATTTTCTCTATGGAATTTACCTTGAAAATGTCTATGTAAATCCCTTGGTAACGCAACAACGTCATCGTTATTAACATGATGCCAATCTATTAATTCTGATTTATCGAATGGGTTATCGAACAATGATATAAATCCCAAATTACGTTTTCGTTTTGCCATCATTTTACTAACTGTCATTTTACCCTTATCTGTTTTTTTATATGCCGAACATTTAATTTTGCATTTCTCTTTATTCTTTTGATAATATTTAGCATTTGATTCTGATTTATGTTTTGATGTCCACTCTTTAATTTTCTTTTGCCCTTTTTTCGAATGGGCATATTTCAAATATGCTTTTTTATGTACAACCTTTCCTTTTTCGGATTGATTATATCCTTTTTGCTGTTTCAAAATTGCCATTCTATTTTTTAAATACCTTTCATTCCTATATTTTGTATAATATCCTGGATGAGAATGATACCATTGTTTTTGATATTCAGCATGATTCATGTTATCATTATACTAGGTCTGCACGAAACCAGATTCTCCCTTGATCTGTGGGGCTAGAGGGGTCATCTGTTCTATTTTCTAGTACAAAGTTATCTGCTTCAAGACAGTGGAAGTCCATATGATGATCGCCAGCAGAACTATCTATTTCAAATAGTATTTCATCCGAGCACGTTGCAACCTCAAATACTGATGTCGCTTTGATCTCAAACTTAATTCCAACATCTCCAAACAATGATATTGAAGAGCAATCATCGCTGCTATTTGCAAGTATAATAAGATCATCACCAGCATCATCGCTACCGTACATGTACGATGTTGGCGATGTATGGTCAAACAAGAATGTTTGTTCACCTTGTTCTTTGAAGTATATGTAGTTTGTTGTATCGAGTTCAATGTAGTCATCACCTTCCAGTTGTATAAAAGGATAGGTATCAGTGCTGTTTGCAAGTAACTTAAGTACATCACCAGTATCATCGCTACCTGATATTGTTGACGTATCACCAGCATTTAAAAACTTAAATGATAGTTCAGCAGAGCTATAGAACTCTATATCAGCAGAAGTATGCAGACGTATGTCATCAGTACCATCCAGTTGAATATAAGGATACGCATCGGTGCTGTTTGCGAATAAAACTAGATCATCACCAGTATCAGCACCACCGTACATTTGAGATAGCACGCCATCTCTTGAAAACTTAAATGCCTGTCCAGTATCAACACATGTTCCTTCAGTGTCATATATTGTAAAATCTGTAACTGCACTATGCTTGATGTACTCAACCATCAAATCCCACTCACCATCTGCAAGACAGTCGAGTGCATTTGGTGATTCACACCAGCTAATATTAGCCATTTTAATTATCTCCTAAATATATTTGTTTTACTATTTCCATAGTTTTTTCTCTATGAAATTTACCCATATATTGATGATGTAAATCTTTAGGTAATGCAATTACATATGCATCATTAATGTGATGATACTCTACAATTTCGGATGTAGCAAATGGGTTTGGAAACATGAGTATCCAACCAAAATTTCGATTCCTTTTTGCTTTTGCTATTTTCCACTTTTTTGTCTGTCGATACATATCACGCCTTCTTTTTTGAGATGCTCTTCCCTTTTTAGATTGTGTATATCGTATTGTTCTTATTTTACCTTTTTCCGATTGGTCATATCGTCTTAATGTTATTTTTCCCTTTTTAGATTGTTGATAAGTTTTTGATTCTTGCAATATTTTATTTGTATTTTTTAAATAATATTGTTTGTGATAATTCTTTATATCTACCATTTTAATCTCTCACTTTTTCTAATACTAAATTGTATCCATAGTAATCTGGACTTCGCATGCTGTGTGTACTAAACTGCTTTATTATATACACACCATTGGCACACTTTCCGTAGCAACTAATTATAACCTTATCGTGATTTTCAATCCACTCGTGTATCGTTTTAAATACACTTGGTGCAGTTACAAAATCAATTCCTGTATCAGCTTCGAAGCACAGTGGAAAACATACTGGAAAACATAATACAGCACCACCGCCAATAGCACATATTGGCATCATAACACCACTAAATGTATACGGCTGACTATTTAAACCAGAATCTCTAGTTTTAACTGTTGTTTTCCATAGATTAAATATATCTATGTTCTTTGATAGACCACCCTTTATACTTTTAGGAAAGTAAATTTGCACTGATTCATTCCATGTAACACGTACTTCTACCCTAAAACATGCCAACAGTTGTGGGTCGCCACTTGGTGTTCTAACACCCCAAGTATCCATATCCATAGCAACAACATCAGCCCATGTCCAAGTAACGGGTGCATTTGTATCGGTTGTTATATTATACCAATCGGACCAGCCTGCAACAGCCGTTCCAACTGGTGTAGTATTTGGTTGCCACGATTGAGTATCACCTTGACCTGCAACATATACAGGTCTTAGATATTGAAGTAGTGGACCAGCAAGACCACTTAGTGAACCAGTTGTGCTATACGCTCTGAACTCTACCTTAGTTATTGTCTTATCTACTTGCACTGTTGCTGTATTTTCATTTAACCACTGTATTGTATCATCAATATATGTTATAGCAGGTAATATTAAAAAACCATCTACCATGTTTTCAGGGTTATCTTCCCATCCATCTCTAAGACCATCCATAGCATACGAATCGAAGTAAAATATCTCAGATCGTTCAACATTGAATGTACAAAGTTCGCAGTTTCCACACTCACTTTCACTCATACTTTTCTAACTCCAACATCCACTCAATATGCTCTGGACATTCGTTTATTATTTTCCATCCAAAGCTGATGATTCTCCAATCGCCATCCCAATTTATATTATTTAAACCACCGATAGTGATTGGTAGATCATCTAATCCTAAATCTTGTACACACATAATCTTCTCACACGCACCATCATACCACTCTCTACCAGTTAGAACTAATCCCCATTTACTTCGTGATAAACCGAATACTATACGTTCACCATTCCATAGGTTCAGCATCTTTACATTCTGTGAGTGGTCATCTGATACTTCTTCTGGTGCTGTAAGTGTACAATCTGTGACAGATGGCACGGTGTAGTATACAACCGCATATACTTGAGTTACAGGATGTATAGAGCCAGTTGTATATATCTGAACTCCACACTGCAAAGCATCTATTTCATCCCAGGTCCAAGCTTCACTCGTATATGGGTTCACATGAAAGTACGATGGCACTGTTGTCCACGTATTTTTTGGCTCGCTTATTTTTTCACCAACGTACTCTGTTCCGTGTGTTTTTATTATCGCATTAGACCAAAAGCCTGTTACATTTATTGGGTTTACAACTGCATAGCAGTTAACTTGAACTATAGTACCTGTTTCTGTTGTATGATCTTCTAGTTCGTAAAGATCAGTGTCAACGCCAACGCCAGCACTAGCATAGTTGATTGTTGTATATCCATCTGGTATTACTTCATCAACGCACTGAAAGTTCTGTCCACATTCAGTTGTTAACTCTATAGTATCACCATTTGCATTGGGTCGTATCGTCAGTGAGTGCAGTTGATTTGCTGTTTGTGTAAGTGTTATTTCGTTTACCATTTTTATAGCCTAAATGGAATTTTTATCCAAACATCATGCCACTCTGAATCGTTAGCGTGCATTAGTATACCGTGGTCATTATCAAATCTAACCTCTATTTTGATGTATACTCTATCTTCAACAAGAAGTTCGTATATATCATCCCATGCCTCAATTTTGTAGTTATATGTTATTTCATCACCGACATCGTGTATTGCATCCCAGGTAAGAGCATGAGCTACAGCTATCCATCCTGTTGTAACGAAATCTTCTGCACCCTTATAGGTTTCGTTTGTTTTTGATACTGTTATACGATAGTCACTAACTGTTGAATCATCCCCATTGCATGCACATGTAATTTCACCCTCAATTACACCTTCGATATAGTATTGTTTTTTAATGTGATGTGGAAATAAGAAGTCAATCCTTATAGAGCCATTGACATCTGCTTCGGTATACTCAGTTGTTAAACAAGCATCACTAATATAATCACTAACAAGTTGTTCTGTGTGATCTGTAAATATACCGAATGTTATGTTCCAATCTGGATACACTATACCGTAGAACTTAATAAAATCTCGTTGATCTTCTAAGCCCATTATAAATTCCTTCCTGTTTTATCTATTCTAAATATAACTATCTTATCTGGTGATGCGTTGATATCAATACCAACGACAACATCACCTATGTTTAGTGTTATATATGCATCAGCTACTAGGCTAGTATAATCAACTGTATATCTCATTCGAACAGTCTCCCTTGTGTTTGTTTTATTAATACCCAAGTATTCCCAAGTGAATCAACACCAACTATAATATCATCTTTAGTTATATCTATTGCATCGGTATCGGTATATGATTTCATTTGGTATGTTGCGGTTGTAGCTTGTGTTTGCCTCATTTTTAACCTGTCCTAAATTTATATTGTGTTCTACCATTATTTAGTAAACCATTACCTTCAGCTATTGATAATAGTGCTGCTAGTTTTTCAACACTGTTCATCTCAGCGATCTCTTTTACTTCTATTGTAACATTATCTATTTTAACTCCACCATCTGATCTTGAGTTCGATACGTCTCTTTGTCTATTCATACCCACCATAGGTGATACTGCTTTTTGTCCTATAAAAGGAAGAGAAAGACTAGATGGAAGGTTTTGAAATTGGCTCATAAAATTACCAACTGGTAGTGTTAAAGGTTTTTTAGCAGTATCTTCATCTTTTAAGTATGTTCCTACTTTACCAGCAGCAGTATCCCGTAACCCTTGAATTTTTGTTGATAGCTCATCAACATCCAAACCGTAATCCTTTAACATGGATAAAAACAATGGCTCATCCATTATTTTATTAAGTGTTTCTATTAGCTCATCAGAATTAGTGATTATTTTAGCGTTTGTAGTTTCCCACCAATCGTATCTTGTTTGTAGCTTTTCCCCTTCTCGACTAATCATCGTTTCTAAGTCTATTATTTGTTGATTGTATGTGTAATTTAACTCGTACTGCTTTTCTTTGATCTTTGCAAGATAATCATCAATAAGTTCTTGACTATCCTGATTTGTAGTGACATCAGCTTCTAGTGTTTGTTTTTGTGATCTCATGTTTTCAAGACGTGCTTTTGCTTGTAAAATTTGTATTTTTTTAATCTGCTTTTCTTCCATTCGTGTAAGTCCACGCCTACGCATCATACCCTTTAATTGTAATTCTAATAATTGTATTTGATAAACCCTCATTGCTGCGGTCATTCGCTGTGTAGCTTTACGATTTTCATCCTGTGCTTTTTTATATGTACGAACCGCATTAACCGCTGCTTGTATGTTAGCTGGAATTTCCTTATATGCATAACCTGCAACCTCTAATCCCATTGATACATCGTGTGTAGCATCAGCATACTCTCTTTGTGCATGTAGTGACATGTACTGATATGCTAAGTTACCTTGTATTGTAGTACCTAGCTTACTTAGCTCTTCACGTTGCTCTTGTGTTAGGGTTGTTAAATCACTGACACTAACAGATGCTTCTTTCATTGAACCAGATGCATCCTGAAAACCATACACAAATGTTTTTAGTAAATCATCCTCAAGTGAAACAATAGCAAGCTCTACATTGTTGAGTGTTAGTTCCAGATCACCTAGTGTATTTATTTCAGTGGAAATTCCACCAACTACATCATTAAATGGATCCTGAAAATCTTCTTGTGATAAAAGTAAATCAGCAATATCTTCATTCAAATCAGAAACAGGTGTTGACGAAACTTTTTTAGCACCTGTTATTTTATCTACTATTGCATCGAATGAGGCTCGTATTCTGTGTATTGGAGACCATTGCCTAGCAAGATTTGGTATAAAATCAGGTTCTAACGTATCTCTTTCTGTCTCTTTGCTTTTAATTTCATCTAAAATCTTAAGATACGATGTTGCATTATGTATATCATCATCTTTTATAAACTTATAGTCCTCACCAGCACTAGATTTATATTCACCACGATTAAAAATACTAGCTATAGCAAGAACACCCTTCTGGATGTTAATCGCAAATTCATCCCAATCTTCACCAACATCTCTCTTTACCTGTTCCCATTGTTGAGTTAATTGATTGGAAACGAACTGACTTGTGTTCATTATTTCTTCCAAAGCATCTGACGTTGCATTTCCCATGTTAGCAAGCTCTACTAAATCATTCCTAAAACCCTCAAGTCCGATATCACCAGCTAAAACCATAGCAACTCGAAGTGAACGCATGTTTGGTATTAGCTCACCGAGTATACTACTACCGAACTCCTTTGTTGCTTCATTTAGTTTTTCAAACCATCCGTGTAATCCCATTACACGCAACGCTAGACCATTCATTTCGATTCCATATTTCTCTGCTGCGTTTGTAGCTTTAGTAGATGGATTTACAATACCCTGAATAGCAAGTGCTAAACCTCTTGCTGTCATATCAAGATGCAAACCGTGTCTTGTCGCAGTTGAAAGTGCAGCCATCAGTTCATCAAAGGCAATTCCAGCTTGTGCAGCAATTGGTACAACATAACCTAACGCTTGCTCTAAATCCTGAAATTGGAACTTACCACGTACAACCGATTGAAATAACGTATTAGAAACTTGGGTTGCTTGTTCAACCTGCATACCATATGTATTTAAAACTGTTGTAAAAATATCAACGGATGTTCTAATATCAGATATACCAGCAATGCTAGCCTGTGTTGCCGTTGTTAAAAGATTAATGGCATCCTCTGCATCAAACGCAGCAGATAAGATGTCGTACATACCCTTAGACATATCACTTGTTGCCTGTCCGTATGCAATTGATAGATTCTCTATTCCAGATTGTAATCTTCCCATTAATGGTATCTGGTCAGAACCGAGTATAGTACTAATTTCTGCAAGTCTAAGTTCAAATTCACGATATGCTGCAACAGATTCTTTTATAAAATCTATAAGTTTTTGTTGAGCACCCATGACTTGATTAAGAATCATGTTATACCCAACGAAACGTAAGGCAAGTCCACCCATACCAGAAGTTAAACCTTTCGCCTTTGTGGCTAACCCTTGCATGCCACTAGACATTCTTTTTGTATTCTTAGTGGCAGATTTTGTTGATTCACTGTATCCTATTAGCTTCTTATCACTTTTACCTATAGTGTTTTGCCACTTTTCCGTTCTAGTTGTTACTCTACCTAGTACTGAATCAAAACTCTTATGCTTTGCAGTAAGCGTTTGAACATTTGTTTTGTAGTTATAGTTAATATTTTTTGTAACGTCATCAGCCATGATGTATTCCTTCTTTTTCACGCTGCTTAATTCGTGCTTCCTTCATAACCTGCTGTGATTTTGATATCTTTTTAGTTTTTCCAGGTCGTGATGGTTGTTGTGCTAAACGTGAAGTATTTATACCGTCAGTTATTTCTAAGAATGTCCAGTAAACCATAGAATCAAGATACTCTATGGTGTGACCGTTAATAAAAAATTCACCTTGCCACGAGATCAACGCAGCAAGCTGTTCACTTGGAAACTGTCTTACTTTTTGGAACTCTTTTGGGTCTTTTGACCCTTCCGAAAATCCTCTTTAGCTATTATACCGCACTTACCTTGATAGTATACTGCTGCAAAAATAGCAACTAAATCATCAGGGTGCATTGTAGCTAAATCATCTTCGGTAACATTAGGGTCTACCTCATTAAGTCCACGTAAGATGAGAATGTTCCTGTACTTTTCGTCTAGTTTTTTCTCATCCTTTATTTTATCTTCAATTTGCTTAACTTCACGAAGAACATCCTTGTGTTTTTCCACAGTCCAATTGGATAGTGTAAATTTTTTTCCGTTATTTACAAAAGGTAGTTCATACTCTGTTTTTTCTTTTTTCATTTTTCTATCTCCTTATATACTAAACTTACTTAAACTAAAAATTAAAGAAAAGAGAGGTTAATCTCTTTACTCAGGTGTTGCAGATATAAATCCAGCAGCACATGTGTCTGGATGACAGGTCCAAGGTGCAGATTCCATCATATCATCACCTGATATGTTCACATCTATCTCGGATGTTTTCCACTTGCATCCTGTAAATGTAAGTCGTGGACAACCAGCACCGCCAAGGTCTATAACTAGATCGAACTCGGTTTGATTGACAACTTCAGCCAAATGCACTCCACCACCCTCATCAAGTGATATGTCACAAGTACCTGAAATACCAAGTGTTCCTTCTATCGCATACTGTTTAGTAAGCGAATCGTGGTCCCACTTATCTTTTAATCCATGATCTACTGTTACATCAAAGCTGTCGAGTATGTGTGCAACATCATTGGCATCCTTTTGTATTGAACCACCAACATTAAATCCTAGGTAAGCACCAACGAGATCAGCAGGTGCATCACCAACACCAGACGAATCAGCAGTAGCAGGGAATAAAGCATCACCATCAGTTATAACAGTTTTTGCAGAAAAATCAGCAGTAATTGTGTAGTACTGATTGAATGCAGCACTTATTCTAACGGTCTTTGGTTTACAACCGCAAATAAGAAAACAAGTTTTATCACCAGCAGCAGCGACACAGGTGTTAGTTGATAGACTAAAACCTAGTGGTTGTAGTTTGCAGTTTGCATCTCTATCAACAATGTGCTCTATAAAGTCGATACTATCACACTGAGGATGAAATTCGAGATGGAATGTGTAGTCATTTGCAAGTTCATGTAAATCACATGCACATGCCGAAGAGATACCACGTATTTCTTCGTGCTTGTCAGCAATACCAACTTTTGCATCTAATATCTTACATGATATAGCATAGGTCGTATCACCGTCTGTTGGACAGGTATCGTAATCATCTTGTACGAAGTACCATAAGTCGCCCTGGAAGGGCATTCCTAATTCAGCCATTATTTTTCTTCTCCTTTAATCTTTTTTTATTCTAATTTTAACAGGCATCATTGTAGTTTGCCTGTAGTTCCATTATCCAGTGAAGTATTGCATCTTCACAGTTATGCTCAATGTGTATCCTACCTTGATTGTGCACGTTCATAAAGTCAACACCAGTTGTAGTGCACTGGTATGTTCTCGTTTGATGTACTATTACGTCAGCCACTTTTTTTCCAAATGACGTAACATCGTTATTGTCATCGTTAGTAAACTTTATATCGAATGCTACTAAGCATGTGTGTTTCCTTACTGTTGCCTTAATATTATGAGGTTCTGCTGGTATTGATAGTAAACTAATTTCTATATACGGATATGGTGGACACTCAACAGCAACTTCCTCTTCAACGAACATTGGGACATGCAACGGATTTCCGTTTTTATCGACTACCGATATACACTCTTCTACTTTCCCATGCACAAAGAAATCTGCACTTTTTATTGAAGTGCGTATTGCTTTTCTAGGATCAAATGCCGTGTATGCCATCAGTCTACCCCACTGAATGAGGGTTTTATGATAGAATCAAGTATAACTTGATATCTTTCCCATAGCATTTTAGTAAACGAAACTTTAGAATGCTCGTTACAACCAGGCACACTCTTTGATACTAAGTTAAATCTAACCGCTAACTCGTATGCAGCAAGATAAGCAACTGCTTTTTTGAACTTAGGCATTGTAAATGTTTTCCACGTTGAATGGTATGTTACAAATATACCCTTGTTTGTTGATGGAATTGCCGTAACACAATCTGATTGATATACCTTTATTTCACCACAGTCAGCGTGCTCTACCTTAACAGCACCAGCTTGACACTCACCATCGCTGTCTTTCCAGATCACACATACATCATTTTGACAATCCTCACTGGTATCATCGCATTCGCAGCCGTGAATATTATCATCGTTATTGAAATCAGCAATTGGGAAGTTGTTTAGTTTCCATATTGTACATGTAGTTGGTGAACTTGTACCGCATATGCAATCGCACTCAATATTACCACAGCATGAGCATATACCATCAGCACAACAGCATAGCTTTTCTCTGTACTGAAGTTCCAGTGCTCTATCACGTACTTCAACATACGCATACCATGCCATTTCAGCAAGCTCGTGATCGTCAATTGTCTTTGAATCGCTACCTAGTAATCTTCGTATGTGCTTTGTCATATCCCAAGGAAGCACGAAGAAATTATCATGCACTCTTGTAATACAATCACTTGGTGATGTAACCTCGATCTCAACATCATACTCTCCGTACAGTGCATCATCTGCTAGTTCATAGCAGTATGCATATGTACCGTCTAATGTTTCGGAGTGTGTCATATCCTGTTCAGTTATTAAATCTGTACCACATGGATTGCTTATGGTTATCTTTAGTGTTGCATCAGTGATAACAGAAATGCCACCTTCACACTGACTATTTCTTAAGCTAACACAAGCGTAATATGAATCATCACGAAGATATATTCCACCTTCAACACCCTCACAGATGTTTGCTATTAAATATTTCTTCATTTCTTAACCCTATACCTATTATATACCACTAGACACGCTTTGAATACCTTAAACTCATCCATCATTTCTTTGTATGACTTTACTACAAACTTCTTTTTACCATCACGAATATGAAGTATTCCGCAAGAATCTACTCTCTCACCTGTCAGTGCTTCTAGTGCAACGATATATGCAGCTAGCTGTAACCAGTAGTCATCGTAGATTGCTTTGGATGTTTTCCAATCCAAGATCATTAGCTTACCATCGACATATCCAACGAAATCGACAGTACCAGCGTATCTATAGTCTTTTGAAAGGTCCAGCCATAGATGTTGTTCAAGTAGCTTAGGTTTTACATCATGGTCAGTTGTAAAATCATCAAATAGCTTCATCGTAACATTTGTTTCTTCATCGTAGTTTGAAAGGTCTATAGCTTTACCATCTAGTGTGAGTTCTATTAGCTTATGAATACTTGTACCGAAATCACCACGAGTTTTCATAATATCATTTGCTTTCTTTTTACCAACAGCAATTTGCCAGTTAACTAACCCTGGATTGCTAATGATACTCTTTACTCTTGTTACTCTTGGATATTTCGTACCATTTATTAGATAGTAATTACTTTCACATAAGAACTCTACTGGTTCTACAATTTTAAATGACATAAGCCGACACTCCGAATCGAACAGAGTAAATACCGTATATATCAGCATTAAAGAATATAGAGGGAGATTAACTCCCTATTTCATGTTTAGGTTGGGTTTATGATGTGACCGATAGCGTTTAAGTCAAGAGCCGAAACTGCGAAGTAACTTCTCATAACGTATTTCATGCTGTCACATTCAATTGGGTCCTCATCTATTTTGAGGGATGGTTTTTTACCGTATGCTTCACCAACTGCTCGTGTTGGGTCAAGTAAAATTCCAACTACTGCTTCACTCAAATCAGTACAAGCGGTTGCACCACAATACTCGATAACCTCAATACTACCAACTTTTGCTAGTACATTGCCTTCCATTACGATGTTGTTTACCCAAGGTGGGGGGTTCACTCCTTCTTTGTACTTTAAATACAAAGCAACAGTAGGATGTAAAATTAACTTAAATCCTTTCTTACCGTATCCAGCAGCACGCATAGTTGCCTCTAACTGTATAATTTCTCTATACAGATTTGCAGCAAATCTGCAGCATGTACCATCAGTAGGTTCAGCTGGTTCACATGCAGCATCACTAGCTAGTTGTTCAGATTGTCCAGGTGTAGCACCACTAAGTGCTGTATATATCGCAGCATCAATACCAGCAATAAAAGCATCAGCCATAGTTTGAATCATAGATTCTTTGAGTATAGGTCCAACGCTGAATAAATCCAGGTTACATGCTACTTTGTATATATCGAATCTTTGCAAGGTAAGCGTATGTGTATCAAACGTGTTACCAACACACGATGCACACTCACAAGGACCAAGAGCATTACCTATACCAGCATCAGCAGATATAGTTCTGATCTGTACAGCAAGTCCATCGCCTGCTTTGATATCACAGGCTCTCATAGTTACAACACCAGAAAGTTGCCTACCGCACTGTGCAGCATACCAGATTGAGTTACACCATACATCAGCAGGTGTCCATGCAGAAACATCATCTCCACAACCACTATCAGACTCAGTGAACGCATACTCACTTGCACCAGCACCATGTAAAAAATCAGTACTTGCATACTCTGTTCTACTGTAGTCGTTTCTCTTCAAGAATGCTTCCATCCAATCTACTTCTTTCTGAGTTTTTGCATTGGTGTACGCTGAACCACCCTTACCATCTGCACCCTGATTGTCAATAGCAGGGTCTACCATTGGAAGGTCGCCAGCAGAAATATCTATTTCTGTTGCTTTTGGTTTTAACGCTTCGACTACTTCTTGAATCTCAGCTATGCGTTGAACCTTTGCAGCTTCTGCATCTGTTACCATTTTTTCGTCAGCAGCGACCTTATCAAGTCGTTCTTCTTCTGCTTTCATGGCATTTGTTTTCCTTAGAAGTGTAGCTCTATACTCAGCCTCAACTTCTTCTGTTGACTGTTCTTTAGTCATTTTTCTCTTCTCCATTCAAATCTTTTATTCGTTTTTCCATATATGCTCTTTTTTTGGCATCCATCAAGGATTGCAATTGTTTTTCATCCTCATCTTCTTCATTTGAATTATACTTTTCATCCTCATACGTATTGGCTAAACCACAACCATCCCGATCACTGCAAGCACCAGTAAATACAGTAGATACAGCAACAGGGTTTAGTTCAGCCATACAAGGAACTAAATCAGCAGCAGCATAACCATGCTGTCCATAGTGACTACCCTTTGGTAACTTACGTGCTTCGATATACTCAATTTTACCAGTTGCAAACATACTTACATTGGGTGTTCTACCCATTTTAGCACATATATCAACATAGCTTTTCCATTCAGCATACCGCACAGCAGTTTCGCTAATGTGCGTGGTTGCTCTAATTTCACCACTTTCATTATCAAAGTGTAGATTATCTTGATATCCAACAACATACGAAATATCTGCTGGTACTCTTGTAAACACTCCAGCCTGATAACCAGTACCCATATGATTCATATCATGTGGTGTGTTGTTGAATCCCTTATTGGCATCCTTTAGTACCTTATTTGATACGTATACCCCGTTCATAAATCTGTTACCTATGGCAACAACCATATTGTATCCTTTCTCACTTGATGCCATAAACTTACCATCAGCATCAAAAGCAAAGTCAACAGATGGACAGTCGAACTTGAATGGGTATAGCTTACCTTCCTCATATTCTATAGTATCAATCCTTTTCTTATTTTTCAGCATTTTTCTTGCCACCATTTATAATTCTTTGAATGTGCTTTTGCCTAGCCCTTGGAACACAGTACTTTTCTGGTAGTGATTTATCGTAATCAGCTAGAACTCCTTTTTCTTTAAGTTTTTCTGTGTGTACCTTGGCATCTACATACAACTTCAAGTAACATTTGTTGAGAGGTACATAGTATGGCTCTACCATTTTTTTAGTTAACTTATTTGCAAGTTGATATGTTCCCCAAAAGAACACATCACGATAAGCGGTATCGTGCATCACTATGTACAGTAATAAACGTGAGAATAGTATATACCTATCCACTTCATTTTCTGTGCAGCTTTCATTGATTGCTTTAGTAATGACATCATTAAACTTTGCTACTACTGGATTACTAAACTTTGCCAGGTTCATATTTGTAACGAAGTTCTCTGTTAGTTTCTTATCGTATATCTTGTTGTATGTATACTTTAATATTAAATCAGCAAGATATATGTCTACCTTACTAAATACCCAATCAGTATATTTAAATGATAGTTCACTATCGTTAAACATCTCATCGTGCATGGCTAGAATAATATTTCTATACTTAGGATGATGAATTGTACACCATAGTACAAATTCACCAACTTCCGAAATAACGCTTTTTTGCCACGCCATCCTATCTGGAATACTATCGTGTATCTTTTTAATTGTGATTGCAGTCTTGCGTATGAAAGGCTGATTGCTATTTATGAGTTCATCATGGATAGCTGTAGTTGATGCCCTTTTACCAAGCTTTGTTCGAGCAAGAGAAATACCTAGCTTAAGTAGTTTTTTCTCTCTGTTCGATGAGAGTATGTCCATTGTAACTACTTCGCCTTTTTTGATTCTTTTTTGAAGTCCTCAAAGCTCTTCTCGAATATGATCTTTTCTTTTCCAGCATTAGCACCTAATCGGTGTGCTGCAATATTGGACCGTTTTGTATCGCCTATGATCTCATTAAGTCGATCTCTAAAGTTTATTAAACTGTCAACGTACTCTTCGTATCTATGTCCTATTTGACCCTTTGCTATATCAACGGCATTCTGCACTACTACTACTTGCTCATCAACTTTTTTAGCAGCTTTTTTTGTATCTGGAAACTGTGCAAACACACCAGGCAATATTTGTTGCATTAGTGGACCTTTAATGTCTCCCTTTTTAAGTTTTTCAGATGTAAGCTTTATCTGCAATATACCCATTTCTTTATCCTTAATATCCTTGAGTATAGCTGCACGGTTATTGCTCAGTGTAGTAAGAGCCTTAAATTGGTCAGCTTCAGTTTGAAATAATGATCTAACTGGATACAGTTCTTCCAGTGACTTTGGTATTGGTTCTTTAACTTTTTTAACTGCTTTTTTACCTTTTTTATGTGCCATTTTTCCTATCTCCCGATTATATTATACTAATCTTGTTTTTGTAGTTTTCCAATTACCTTTGCTAGTTCAAGTAATTGAGCAAATGTAAGTTTATCTTCATTACCATAATCGTCTTTCAAATAAAATACATCTGTTGGTTTATATTTTTCGCCTTTTATTACTGGTAGTGTCAACTTAGGGCAGTTGGGTCTACCACAACATAACGATATTACATTTTTCATTTTTCTATCTCCTTACTTGTTAAATACGTTTTTATTTAAGTACCAAGGGAATATCTTATTCATTTCCCAAACGCTTGATCTCATAAACGGATGATAACCTGACTTCATATACTTTGGTTGTTCAATCGTTCCAATGTCAAATCCACTGAACCCATACTCCATATAGTATGCGTATGGAACAGCGACATATATTTTGTACTGACCATTACCTTGTTTTATCCAGTATATGTTATCACGTAGTCTACCAGTATCAACAGGTGCTCTCCTCAACATAAGAGAAACCGTATCTCTCACTATGTCAGTCATCATCTGTTCATACTTTTTATTGTTTGATATGTTTTTGTTAAATCGTACTACTTCACTTAAACCAGTAACAGTTAAAGACATCTTTAATCCACTAGATAAAATTGTTTTACTATTTCCATAATTTTTTCTCTATGAAATTTACCACCATATAAGCAATGTAAATCTCTTGGTAATGCAACGACATAAGCATCATTAATATGATGCCAATCAATTAACTCTGATTCATGTTTTTTCCTCAGCATCATCTTTCTTTTCCTTATCCTTTGGTTTATTTGTAGCTGGTCCAAGTGGCTTTTGTACTGGTTGTTTTATTACCTTATTTACATCCAGTTCTATATAGCCCTTGTTCATCTTGTGTCGTGCTTCCTTATTGTCAATAATTCCAGCATTTTTTAGTATTTGTACAGATTCGGCACGAACCTTATCAATGTCACCCTCTGCTTTTTCATCAATGTAAATCTGATTCCACATAATATCATATGTGAACTCTCTACCCCATGCTTTTAATAGCTGACTGTATAGTTTAATGAGAAGTGAAGTGTACATTAAATCTTGGTCATCTCGAACATCACGATAGTAGTCAGCATATCCAGTTTCAGCACCGCTAGACCTTCCAACTACAACACCAGTTAGCATATGTGTAGGCATTCCAATAACACCAGCAATATTCTGTAGTATAAAATCATAGAATGCTCTTGGGTCTATTGCCTCACCCTTAATTATCTCTATGGTATACCTTGAATCATTAGCGTATATGTTGTTATGCTTGGATAGTTCTTTTAGTAGTTCTTCACGTTCTTCTTTACCCATGCCGTCTTTTGTAACATTAATAATACCATGTGAAAACCACTTTAGTATTTCACCAGTAGCTATATTGATATCAGCGTATGAGTTTAGAATATCAGCAAGAATATCTATATCAGATGTTCCTAGCTTTTGAAATGGGAGTTGATTTCTTGATGCACACAGAACTCTATCTGGATGAATGTATCTTTCACCACCGCCCTTTGCTTTAAGATGATAGTGCTGAATGTTAAGTTTTTTCCAATTGTGTCTCTTGTCATCTTCATACCATGCAACTTCGTATACTGATTCAGGGTTTAGTAGGTCAAGATCGTATGGTTTAGCACCCTGTGGTGCTGGTAATGTAAGATCAGGTGAACCATGAACACCATCCTTATTGTCATTTAGGTACTTTATTAGCATAAGCCCATCACCGTATATGTGAGAACATCTATCGGCAATTCTGAGCTTACTCCATATTCTTGAGTGTCTATTGAATGCAGCAATGAGCTTTAAATCAAAGTCTGCTGCTTTAACTTGTGTAAATGGTCGTTCAATTTTAATGCCAGCCCTGAATGTATCAGAACTCTTTTTCTTTATACCCTTTATATAAATTGGTGCAGCGTGTGCTAATTTCCTACGCCTTTCAGGTGTAAAGTTCTCTGAACTGTACTTACGATTAGCTGCATCGTATTCTGAACTTTGAAATGCAGGGTCAGCTTTTGGCTCTGTCTTAGATTCTGAGTTAGATGAACGAGAGTAGTACTTCTCTTTAATGGCATCTATTTTATCAAGTAATGTCATTTTAATATCTCCTTTTAAATAACTTTGTAAGTGTTCCTTTAAATCCTATTGTATCCGTGTCTGGATTGAAGTCAGTTACCCCATACCTCAAGGCATCGCAACTGTGATCGTTTTCTTTAATTGGTTTCTCTGTACCTTCTTTATATCTATATGCTTGCAACTCACTTATTAGATTGGTACACGATTCATCAACAAGTATTAGCTTATTACGAAGTATCGACTTAACCTTTGCTATACCGTTATCAACATCGTTGTTTGCGTATCCTTTTATTTTACCGTTAGCTGAGTGTGCAATAGGTACACCCTTATTGTATACCTGTTGTATTAGATCAGCAGCCGAAGGGTCACAGTACAGCTTGCGAAACTTAACGTGCTTATTCCAAGATGCAATAAGCGGTGCAAGTTCCGATGTTGTCATCTTCTTACCGTAGTGCTCTCTCAACACTATCAGTCGTCTATCTTCTGTTACTCCGATGTCTAAGACACAGTGTGGGTCCTCTAATCCCCAATCAATACCAGCTATGTGATACGCTACGGGAGTTTTTTTGAAGTCGCCTACCATAGTGGCTGGATTGAAGTCCTTATATACCTGACCTTCAAACATACCCCAACTTCCGTTTAGGTATCTGCGAATCCAATCTGCATCCCATACTTGTTCTTTGCTTTTAATGTAATTTTTGTAATCAGGTAGTAGTATATTATCATACGTTGTAGTGTCTATATGAATATATCTATCCAACTTCATAAGGTAGAAGTACTTATATAGCCAGTGTAAATCTGAGCCTGGATTAGTTGTAAGTAGTCCAAACTTGTTCTTTAGGTTGCCCGTACCTGATATTCTCCCAATCAACTGAGTAAATATCTGTTCAGCAACATCAACAGGTTCATCAATACCGAAGAAATCAAGAGTATATCCAGATAACTTTCTTTCCATGTCACATGCTCTAAATAGTAACCTTGAACCATTAAAGAACGTGATCTCCATCTTTCCATCAGAGTGAATTGCCTTTTTTACGAGTTTAAGGTCTATACCAGCAGCATTTACTTTCTTTTGATATAGTTCTAGTTCCTCTTCAACTAAATCCATAACAACCGACTTAAGTGTTGTGTGTGTTTGTGAACCTATAAGTCCCTTAACACCTGGGTTCTCTAAGCAGGCTCTTATTGCTGCGTGTGCAAGCAATAGTGTTTTCCCTGCTCTGAACGCACCAGAGTATAGTATTGCCTCATCTGTGAGACATCTATCGAGAACGGCAATTTGCTTTGGAAGAAACTTCCTGGGCGATTCAACCTCATATACTTTCTCGAATATATCCATGATGAAAACCTTATACTTTATATCTACATTATAGTATGTCATCCGTACTATATAAAGGTTTCGGTGCTTAAACCATGACGGTAGTAAGCAGGGTCATCTTTATATAGGATGAACGACATACTCTTATATGGAGATACAATGAAAACACTTGATGAGCTAAAATTACCGAAAAAGTCAAAGGCTAAGGTAGAATTATGGTTGAAAGAGTGGATACAGCACTTCACTGACTTAGCCGATGGCAGAACAGGTAATGTATACCGTAATGACTTTGAAAAAATGGATATATTTTACTTTACTGACTGTAAGGATATTATAATAGAAGATAAAAACACTCAGGTGCTTAGACGAAAACGAATGATAATGCTGCAACTGTTGTTACGCTATATGTCTGGTGATAATGTTGACCGTAAGCTAACATGCTCACACTGTGGCTTTGATCGTGTTTATATTGGAAGTAGACCTAGTGGTGGTGGACACTACACGTTTTGCAGTAAGTGCGGTAAAACAGATGTGTGTACGTATCCTGAGTTCTATGACACCACAATGGATGAACTTAAATCAGAACTTATTAGATTGGAGTTGTTAAAGTGATAGAAATGACAATAGAAGAGTGGGGTAACGCAATTTTCACTAAAAAGTTTAAGGTTTTGAATATCCAATATGATTTGGGAATGACAATTGTATTAGATGTAAAGACTGATATCAAGTATACTGCTGTATATAATGGAAAAACGATGCAACTTGAGGTAACACATGATGAATAAACTAACTAGAATAAAGCACACCTGGCTATGGCAAAGTAAGGGTGTCGTGTATAAAGCTACACTTTATAACAATACATTTGAGGTTATTATGGTAAGGTCTGGTAATGTGGTAATTATAATGAGAAACATGACAGTATCATCACAGGCTAAGCTAGTTGAAAATATGCACAAGATAAAGATAGAAAAGATGGAGTTTGGTTTATAATGGGTAAAAGAGGTCCACAAGGAAAAAATAATGAGGCTAGGATTAAGTCGTTTATAGCAAACGTCTTGGCAAACAGACCAGATGAGATACGCAATGCAAAAGGAGAACCTAGTTCTGTGAAAATTGCAAAGCTATACCACGAAGAAACAGGTGAAAATGTAACACGGCAAACAGTCGCCACATACCTTGCCGATAAGGATTTAATAAACTATACGCAGGTTACTATACCAGAAGATAACACAAGAATACAAGAAATAAACAAGCGGATAACAATAGCAAAAAGTATAGCAGGTGATGAATCACAAAAAGCAGGGGATAGATGTAAGGCACTTAATACATACAACTCACTTATAAAAACAAAAATAGACTACGAAGAAAAGCTAATGTCTCATAGGTTGAGACAAGCAGAAGTTAAAAGACCAATGCATAAGATAGTATTCGGTCACTTTGAAAACGTAGAAAAGGTATGCCCGAAGTGTGGACATAAGTTCTACGATATACCTATGAAAAGCACTGATGATAAACAAGCATCAAAGACCGTGTTTGAATCAGGTGACGGTCAAAGTACACTAGATGGGAGTGATAAAGATGAACGAAAAAAAGATTAAAGCAAAAAAAATAGATAGGATAAGAAAAATTTGGTTCTATTTGACATGCTGGCGACCAATAACGAAGTACGAGCATCGCATAATGTGGGAGTGGCTTATGAAGTTCGCACAGGCAGTTGATAAGGACCACATAGTATTCATAAGAGATATAGATGAACTTCAAAGAAAAATTGGAATAGACAAAAAGAGTAAAGACAATGAAAATATAGAAAGAGGTATGTACGGATGAAAAAGAAACTAATCCCAAATCACGTAATGCAGTACATTCAGAAGAATCCTCAAATTGGAAGAAAGGAACTTGCTAAGCTTGCTGATATACCAGAAACAACAGCACGATTCTATTGCAGAGCATACGCTGAGATGAACACAGGTATAAAGTACAAGTCGAGAGGCGTTGCTTTATTTGATATACACTACCCTGTACACGATAAAGCCTGTATGAACGTCATAGAGCAGTTTCTAAGGGACTTTAAGCCTAACTACCTAGTATACGGTGGCGACCAGATGCAAATGGACACAATATCATCCTTTAACATTAGAAAACCAAAGCTGATTGAAGGAAAACGAATAAAACGAGAGTACATTGGATTTCAAGTAAATATACTTGATAGATTTGAGGATGCAATACCAAAAAGATGTAAGAAGTTCTTTATGGTAGGAAACCACGAGTATCGAATTGAACGACTGATAGAGAAAACAACACAGTTTGAGGGGTTCATCGAACTGGAAGCAAACCTCAAGCTTGATGACTATACGATAATACCATTCAATGACATATTCAACATAGGCGACATGTACTTTGCACACGGAATGTACTGGAACAAGTACTTCTCTGAAAAGACACTTAGTATCGTTCAAAAGATGATCTTCGTTGGACACGTACATACACCACAAGTATACACAGGTATAACACCAATATACTCACTTCCAAAGCAGTGTGTAGGTGTAGGATGTCTATGCAACATAAACCCTGAGTATATGGAAAATAAGCCTAACCATTGGGTACATCAGTTTCTATTCTGGTACATGATGGATGACGGAACATTTACCTACTTTACACCAATGATAATAAACGGAAGGTGTATAATTAACGGGAAAATGTACGATGGAAATATAGGACTAGAAAAGGAGATATGTAATGACAAGATGTAAAGGTTCACCACCAAATCACAGATCAGCAAAACCCAAAGGGGGATTCACAATGATATGCACCGAAGTTAACAAATCTGTTAAGGATAGTGCACAGATATGAGAAAAAAACAACTAGGTACAACAGACTTTGACGAGCATCGCAATCCAAGCGATCTTGAAGAGTATGCTCAGATACAAACAGAGATGCGAAGGTTGAGGTTACGAAAATGATTAGATGTGATTGGTGCGGTAGATTCATTTCATATAGTGATAAAAATGCCAAGACATATACAAACTACGGTGGTTACTTTGATGGAGAACCACCTGATGCAACATATGTGTGTGGTAAGTGTTGGCTGGAATGTACAACGAAGAAATACTATGAAACATCTGAATACATATGGAAACATGCGGTAAAACTGTTCGTGGTGATGAAATGAAAGTATGCTGGACATGCGGTAAGAAACACACTGAACCAGGCTTATTCTGTAAGGAGTGTAAAAGAAAATGAAGCTTCCTAAACAACTACAGAATGTAGACTTCAGGTTCATTAAGATTAAAGACGGGAAGATACCACTTGAAAAAAACTGGCAGAATACTAATAACTACAGTTACACAGATAGTATATTCATAGAGTACCTGAAAACAGCCAAAGGATACGGTGTGCTATGCGGAAAGGGTAATCTAGCAGTAATAGATGCAGATGAGAAAGAGATAGAGCTAGCTGTTACAAAGAATCTACCAAAAACATTTGTAGTACAGACAGGGAGTGGTGGATATCATTATTACTATATAATTAAGGACCTAGAGAATAAGATTGTACTAAAGGATGATAAAAAGAAGCACTACGGTGAAGTACAGTCCGTAGGAAGTCAGGTTATCGGTTCAGGCTCAGTTCACCCTAACGGAGAGCTATACAAAACAAAAATTGTAACACAGATAGCTGAGATCACACAACAGCAGCTAAGACAAGCACTGATAGACTTCATACCAGACAAGAAAGTAAAGTGGGGTGAATCAAACGATATTGACATTTCAAAGCTAGCTGGACAGATTCACGGCATGAAACGAATAGGAGAGGAACTACAGGGACCACATCCTATACACGGCTCAACAGGTGGCATGAACTTCACAATAAATACAGAGAAAAACCTGTGGCACTGCTTCAGATGTAATTCTGGTGGCGATGCACTGAGCTTAGTAGGAATACTAGAAAAGAAAATAAAGTGCGATGAAAAGCTAGAAGGAAAGAAGTTTACAATTGTTAAGAAGATAGCAAAAGACAAGTACGGCATCGAACAAAGCGTAAAAGAGGCAAAGGTAGTAGACAAACGAAAGCACCTTGATCTAAAGCACCCACCGAAGAACCTAGAGGCACTTTATGAAAAACTGAGAAAGTGGCTGTATATTACAGATACACAAAGAATAGACCTAGTTTTAGCTGCAATTCTCTCAAATCAAGCAAAGAATACTAAGCCGATTTGGGTGTTTATAATAGGAGAAAGCGGAGATGCAAAGAGTGAAATACTCGGTGCACTAAAGGACTATCCAGGTGTAAAGCCAATAGATCAGATCACACCCAACACTCTAGCTACAGGAAAGACCTATAAGAACAAAAAAGTTCCAGATTTAGGAGAAGAACTACAAGATGCAAGTCATATTCTATGTTTCTCAGATTTAGCTTCACTTAAGTCACTAAACACAGATAACAAGAATGAAATATGGGGACAGTTCCGAGAACTGTACGATGGAAGGATAAACAAGATGACAGGGAACGATACGAAGGCACAGTACAATAACTGTCACGTAACACTCATAGCATGCACTACACCAGACATAAAAGCAGAGTACGCAATACACAACCAGCTAGGAACAAGAGAGTTTTCCTACGATGTACAGTCAAGCAGAACTAACGATGGAAAGAAAATGCAGATGGCTATGAAGCACATGGAACGAGAAGCAGAGATGCACAAGGACTTACAAGAGGCTGTACAGTCATATCTTGAGCATCGCAAGTTTAATCCCAAAGTAAAGGTAGATGATGAGCTAAGAGAGTGGATGATGACAAAGTGTAAGGAACTTGCAGTATTTCGAGCAGCAGGTTCATGGGAAAGGCAAACTAACGAACTACGTGGTGCAGTTACAATAGAAGTTCCAACACGACTGATTCAGCAGATAAACTTGCTCTATAAGTCGCTGATGTCACTCGAAGCTGAGTATCCCGTGGAAAAATTTAAGAGCATAGTAGAGAACATAGTAAAAAGCAGTGGAGACACAGCACGACACACACTATTTCACTTTATGAAGCAGTATCCAGAACAGCCATTCAAAGTACAAACACTGCACGAAGAACTAAACTACGGTAAGAACACAATAAAGAAGCAGTGTGAGGCACTCGTATGGCTAGGATACCTAAGACGGCTTATGTCAGAACCCGATGAAGGCTCGATAGAACAGAAACGTGGACTTAAAAAATTAGAGTACGTTTGGTCGAATAAGCCAAAGATTACAAAAATGGATGACTACGCATGATAGCAATAAGTTATACTGTATATGATGCTCAACAGAAGAGCCTCTAATGCCTACACATTAACCCCCCATACTCTAATGAAAAAATAACGTAGTATGTGGGAAGTATCTAGTGTGTTAGGGGGGTAAGAGTGTAGGCGTATGAATTAAGGAGAAAAAAATGGATGAAAAACCACTGTGCTACTTTTGTGGCAGAGAGATGCTCTGGTTTGTAGAGACACTAATGTGTCCAGAGTGCAATAAGATAGAGTTGTTTATATTGAAGTACGATCATATGGAACAAAGAAAAAGAAAGGAGATGAAAGAATGATAAAAGACTATTTGTTATTTGGAGACAACACTAAGATTGTTTTGAGTGTACAGTGTAGTATATTAGTATACTGTGATATAAACGAAAAAATACACTATCGAACACATCTTGATTTTGGAAAGGTGAAAAAAAGTGACTACAGTAAAAGAAGTAATTAAAACAGTTAGAAAAAAATGCGATAGATGTGGTGAATACTATAAACCTGTTGCATATTGGGATGAAAGTTATAGAATACGGGAATATGCTCATCATATAGATG